GGCCGCCGCCCCAGAGGGACGACCAAGGGAAAGACCATTTCGTGAACGCCATGTTATACCTCCCTGTAGTAACGGTAGGACCGCTCTGTCGCTACAGGAACGACTCCGGACCCACGACTATTGTAGGGCCTGGCGGGGTAGATGAACGGACCGTGCGGGACCCATGACATGCCCTGTGGGGTAACGGTCAGAACTGACCTCATGTCCCAGACTTGATCGGTGAAGAAGGGTATGTGCCATGCCTGTCCGTTTAGCACGAACTCTGGCGAGATGGGCACGTTCGAGAAGTTAGTTAGCTCGGTGGTACCGAAGTTCCTGTCGTACTTTGCTGCATGAGCTATTGCCCCAGGAAAGTTCCTCGTACCGCCGACCACAGAGTAGCCGATTCGGGCATTTCCGGATGGGTCGATATCTGGCAGCGCTGGTGGAGACCCTGTGTCCAGTGTACCGTTGATCGCCACTCGCAGGTTTGTCCCATCGTACGCCACGATAAGAGTGTTCCACTCGTCGTCGTTGAGCGATATAGCCGTCGTGGAGTCGAATAGGTTCCCTCCGGCCCAGTCCACGATCACCCTGATGGTGTTGGTCGTTCCGAGTTTTATGATGTTTAGCGCCGGCTCGAAGTTCAGCGGCTGCCCATGGCTGTAGATGTAGCCGAATGCTGGATCGGACAAGCTCGAATCCGGATACACAAAGAACCGTAGAGCCCACCTGGCCGAAGCGTCCAGTGTGAGCGCAGCGTTGTCGGTGATCTCAGCGTAAAAAGATCCTGGAAAGTATCCGGCCATAGCTCCTCGTTAGTTCTGTTCGTCCAAGATGACTTTCATGAGCTGAGCAGAGCCCGCCATGGTGTCGTTGCCGCCAGGGTTAGTCAAGGCTGGCCGAGTTACGCGCACACGGAACGACTCCCCAGGCTGAACCCCGGCTGCCTGCGCGTTGGTAAACGTCAGCTCGAAGTACTTCAGAGCGCCCAGCGTACCTGAGCACGCTTGATTATTGGACAACGCCGCGCTCCATGTGGACGTCGTCGTCGAATTGCCGTCTTCGGCCAGTCGCTCAAATTGAACCTCCCAGATGACGTTCCCGGTCGTAACCGCCCAAGAGGCCCAGTGTAGTATTACTTTGATGTCATTGGCAGCGTTGTAGTCTGACGGGATGACGCCGCCTGTCGTGATCAAGTCATCCTGCGCGTCACGGAATACGGCTGACTCGTTCCCAGAAGTGGCGTTCTTGTCCAGGTATGCAGAGCTTTGCCAGTAGCTAAACCCCTGCGCGTCCGATACGTACATTTGTGTAGCCATCTATAGTGCTCCCCTAGGCGGTGTCGTGACGACGGCGCCATCTTTCTTTGCATCCGCCTGTGCGATCAATCCTTCTTCGAAGGCTTTCAACGCCTCCGCTTCGATTTTGACCAGCTCCATGAATACGGATGTTACCAGCTTTCTCAGATACAACGTGTGCACGCCATCGTGCACGCGCCCACGCCGAATCATTCCCCGAATGTCGAGGGCTGCCACACCCTCCACCAGGTCCAAGCACGCCTCCTGCATTTCAGTGCGCGTCGCTTGGAACGTAAGCGGGATTTGTTTCTTGCCGATGTGACCCAGGGCCTTCTTGTACACCTTCTCGGCGATTTCCTCGAAATCTATTTCTTCTTCTGCGTTCATGAGTTGTACTTCGTGTTTCCGATTAGCTGGACCGTGAGTCCCCGCCAGTCTACATCAGTGCTGATCGGTTCGATCTCTAGACGGGTACCTTGTACTCGTGACGCGACGAGAAGATTTGCCGTGACAGGGCCTGTGGCGCCGATTCCTAGACTCGGCAGGGCGCCGTCCACAATACTCACTCCGTCCGCTTTCACATCTACCGTCAGGGCAGACGCCGACGTGGCTGTCTGTAGAGCGATCTTGACTGTCTGAGAGATCCAACGCGGTGCCTCGACGAACTGCTTCCCCAGGATCGGGGTCCCGGCCGTCGTGTTCTTGTTGTCCTCGGACCCCCAGACAAACACCCCCTTCACGTCCGCGTAGACGTGCACCTGTTCGGTCACGTCCACCACAGGTACCTTCCCATCCTGTCCTATCTTCGGACCGGGGGTGTCCGACAAGTTGTCGTAGCTCGTTGTCGTGATGGAAGCGCCGGACGAGTCCCCGCTGTCCGTGAACACGTGGGCTGAGGCATCCGCCCAGACAGTGGCGCTCGCGTTCACCACAATCGAAGCAATACGACCGCCCAAGTACGAAGCCACAGACCACAGTGGGTTCTTCGCCTTCTCAGACGCTATGTTAGCTACCGCGGTGTTATAGTCCGCGTACGCAGTCGTTCCCAGTTGTAGCAGGGAGTTATCTGTAGCACCGACAGACCTCGGCGGAAGAATTACCAGTTGGTGTACAACGGCCTGCGTTCCGGTAAGAGCCGTCTCTACACCACCGTTATTCCACGTTTTTGGAACAGCATTGAGGCCATCATTGAAAGGAGTGCCGTCGCTCGCAATCGAGGTGAAAGTCAGAGGATTTTCAGCCGGCGCTGTAATGGTGTGCGCCGTCTGGACATCGTTGTAGAAGTTGACCCCTTCGACGAGCAGGGAGTAATCCGTGGTCTGGACCGTGAGTGTCGCACCGATCTCCGACACCGTCCCCGACCGCACGATAGCTCCGAGCTTCGCCGACAACATCTCGCGGACCACACGACCTGTGTCCCTGTGGATCTTCGGCGCGGGGATGGTGTCGACCACATCTCCGCTCGCGTGCAGTGAGACGCCCAGGTTGACTTCGTTGCGCGCGGTCGAAGGGACGGTCCGTTCTGCGATGGTCGCCGTCCCGGTGTACCCGGCATCCGTCACCACCCAATAAGCTGCGGGGTCGGTGAGTCCAGAGCCGGACACCGCGATGCTTTGAGTGTTCCACGATGTCCTATGCCGTCGAATGACGGTGGGGCTCACGTACTCCTCGAGCACAGCCGTGCCTGCGTTCACCTGCACATTGGTGATGCTCGCCACGGTGATTCGACCACCCGACGTCACACCTGAAACCGCGGCTTCGCTGCGTGTTTGTTCGTTGACCCACGAACCTGTACCCGCCAGGCCAGCCAAGTACCTCCACGTTGTGGACTGGTCTCCGTTGACCTGCTCGTACCGGTCTCCAGGGTTGCCCGTCACAAAAGTGTTCGGGTCTCGGTTGCCCGCGAACACTCGTGTGGCGACCGAGTTCACGGACAGGCCCGAGAATAGCTCGAGAACATGAGCCGTATCGGCTCCACCTGGCTGGCCCACACGTGGACCTACGGCACTCCCCGCGCCGGTGATGATTGAGCTCGTGCCTTCCGTCCGAAACTCGCCTGCATTCGGCAGGCTCATCTGATCCCCGATTCCGGCGTTGTCTGTGATGGTGATCGTAGACGTCAGGCCTAGCTTGCCGGTGCCGTTGGCGTACCGAACGATCCCATACTGAGTCGAGCTCGCAGGCCCAACGAAGTCCCCGAGTCCCCCAATCGAGCCGTTCAACACGCCAACGATGACGGGCCAACTTACCCGCATGAAGTTGTCGACGGTGTTGCCCCAGAGCGCCCCTATGTTCGTGACAATCTGCCACGGCTGTATCGCTATCGAAGAGTCTACCTTCGACGTGTCGAGTACGGCAGAGTAGTCCTGCGTCGGGTACCCCGTGACGGCCGAGTTGAGGACTTTGTTCCACGTGTCGTTGGCGAGAACGAATGGGTGGTCTGTTATAGTTGCCATCTCTACTCCTGAGTCTTCGGGGTTGTGATGAGGTTCGTTGCAACTCCGTTGCCATCCCGCAAAAACACGGGGTGGTCATCAGGCCGGAGCAGGACATCTCCTCGGGTGGGGAACACGTCGAAGTACAGCTCGTCGCCGGGCAAGAATGCGACATCGCCTGAGGACACCACCCATTGCAGATCGCCGAACGGAGACGCGTAGGTGTCCGTACCAAGAAGCGGCGAGGACAGCACACCGTTGCCGTCGCTGAACTCTAGGTAGTACTCCGCACCAGGGTCAGCGGAGCCGAAGACAGATCCGGCCGAACCCGCCTGCACCTGGACCAGGCTACCGTTCGACACGGCTGTGTCGACCGCGAACGTCGCAGTGCCGTCACGATCAGGTCCAAGTTTGATGTCCCCGAGCACGGACAGAGCCGACCCATCTCGCTCGTACATCGAATCGAGGTCCAGCCGGTTGTCTTCAAGCTGATTGTCCGTCAGTGTGGTCGACCTGCCGACTACTCGACGAAACACGGTGTAGCTCGTGCTCGAGTTGAAGAGTATGCGAAACTCTCGGCGCGGAACGTCGCGCGGGCGGACATACTGCACCGCGCTGATACCTCCATTGCCTGTGTTGAGCCGCTGGGTAGGTAGCTTGGTTGTGGGAACCGTTCGAAGGGCCCGAACTTCAACCTTCTGCAGCCCAGACAGCTCCAGGCCTTTCAGTATGTTCGACACGCTCATGATGCTGATCTGCGGCTTCCCCGTGTCATCTCGACCCCCGAGGCCGAGGTTGTTGAAGTCGTACGCGCCTGTGCCGAGCTCCACCGCATTCACGACCTCGGTCACCAAAGCCGATCGCACACGAGCCAGCACATCGTCAATTCTATGGTCGGACGCGACGTAGATGTCGAGCTCTGCGTAGAGCGGGATATCCGTAGCCCGCCTCACATCCGACTGCAGGCCGAGTATCTTGCTGTCGCGCAGGTACACCCCAATCTCGTTGCGCAGCGTCACAGTCAGAGGCCCGCCTCCGCTGGGCACCACCCACACGAGCTGCTTACCGAAGCTGCCCCGAGTAGCCGAGGCCTTGGCGACGCCACCTGGCGCGTTGTTACGAAACAGTATGTTAGAGAAGTCTCCGCGTACTACAGCTCTGTTATTCGTGGAGATGGATGCAGGAAGCGCAGCCTTTCCCCGGGTCAGGCTCAGCCGCGGGTCGCCGCCGCTGGCCTGTACCTTGTTCGTCACCGAGTTCAGGCCTGGTAAAGGCGTGACGATCTCACGTATTGTGCGAGCGTTTACATTGGAGGTCCGGTTGGTCCCCAAGTAGCACGAAAATCGAATCTCCGCCGCGGAAGGAGGAATCTTCCCGTTGATTCCGTCGCCGAAGTACACCGTGGCGCGCTCAACTTCGTCCGTTCGTAGGAAGTACACTTCGTCGGTGCTCTGCGCGTCCGCTTCGAGGCGAGCTCGGTCCCACTCGGCCCCATCTACGTAGACGCGCAGGGTGGGCACGAGCCCTTCGCCCGCCACGTTGGAGTACAGCAGCGGAGTGGTGATCCCCGTCTGGGTGATGAGGTACTTCTGTGCAGGCTGCCCAGTGCTCACGGCCAACAAAATGTTGTCGAGCAGGTCACCCGCACGCATCTCCACGTCCTGCTCAGCGGCGGTGATGACCTGGTCGGCCACAGGCATGAACACCGTGCCGTTGTTCGCACGAACCCGGAATGCCGTGCTCGTGATCGGGTACGGTCCCGCTCCGACGTCCGAGAACAGGGTGACCGGTACCGTCGAACCCACAGGCCCCGGCATGAAGTAGTCGTAGGACTTGGCGATGTTGATGAACGACTGCCTACGAACGCACGTCGAGGGGTGGACCTCTCCTAACGTGGTGTTTATCTGGTAGAAGACCATGTCGCCGATAAAGGCGAGCATCTCCAGGTATACCACGGCGAACTCATCCGGTTGAAAGTTTGTCCACCGATCGCTGAACCGCGTGACCGCCCACACGCGCAGGTCACTCGCAAGCGACTGCCGATCGAGCGAGGTGTAGTCGATCCTCGGGTTGCCGCTCTTCAGCAGGTCGATGCCTACCCCGGTCGTCTCTGGTGCCGTTGAGGTGCTCATACTACGTTCCTACCTGAGGGAGCTCGAAGATCTGCGTCACGACTTTGCCCGTCTCGACGATGCGGTACACGAGCTGCATCTCGACCGCCCTGTTGCTTGAGGTCACGAGCCTAATTTTGTAGGTCAAGCTCAGCACAGTGATCCGACGTTCGTTCGCGGCTATGGCTCGGCGCATCTGAGCCATGACATCTTGGACGAAGGTGTCGTCTCCTTGGGACCCGATCAGCTCATCGATTCGGGTACCGAACGTGACCATGTGCGCCAGCTCCCCGAGCACAGTCGTCAGGAGGTGGACGAGACACTCGGATACCGAGACTTCACCCTGCGCGCGCTGAAGGTCCCCTGTCGCAGGGTCCTCTCTCGGGGGCCAGCCCATGCCCATGCCCAGGTACGACTCTGGGGTCAGTACGTCTTGGATGCCCTGGATGTTGTCTACGCTCATACGGGGAAAATCTTTCTGACTACGTCAATGAAGCCCGACCCTCCGTAGAGTACGACACCGATAGTGTAGTCGGAAGACCCAACCGGGGGCACGTTCCCGCCGTCGAACATTTCTCGAATGAACCCATTGTTGCCTCCGCTCTGGGGCTCGACAGGCAGTACGGAAATTGTACCGATAGAAGAGAACGCATCGAGTTGAGTGGATAGAGCAGCGATTTCAGTAGCGAGCATCCTGTAGCTGTCTGCTTTGGCCGTAAGCAGAGTGCGAAGACGGTCGTACTGCGACCCGTAGGCAGCCATCGAGTCGCGTGCGGTCGCCAACGCCTCTACAATATCTCCGACGACAGGAACCGCATCCGCAAGCCGAACAGTTTCCCAGTCGGGCGGCGAAGGCTTGGTGTTCCGGCTGATTGCATAGAGGTCTCCGACCTCCATCTGGTACCGAAACCCAGGGTTGAGCCGGAAGGTCTTCGTGGAGTTGTCGAAGGACTCGATGCGCGCGAAGTTCCCGATGTTTCGGCCCGTCATCGCCACGACTTGTTGCGCCTTGTACGGGTCGAAGTTCGGCTGTGTGCTGTAGAGGCTCTGGCTCGCATCCACGAACGCGCGCTCTGGGGCCTCCTCGGGTACCAGTGCCGTGACGGAACCCGTAGCCTCAATGTCGAGCACAGGTACCGTCACTGGGTCCGCGTTGGCGAAGTTGACGAGGTCTGTCCACTGAGCCCCGAAGAGGGACTGCAGGGCCACGGCCGCGCTCGAGATCCCGTCCAGGCTCGGTGACGAGAGCATGAAGATCACACCGGACGAGGTGCTTCCGACCGAGAACTGGGGCCTGTTCGTATCGCCCGGGTCGTTCATCGCCTGCTTGATCACCCGAAGGAACCCGTCGAGGCCGCGTGGGGCCGTGTTCTTGTCGAACAGGTCGGGGCGAATCACGAGAGCGAAGGCACCTGAGGTGATCAGAGGCTCGATCAGGGAGTCGATCAGCCCTCTCGCCGCGCCCAAGTAGTCGATCGAAACTTCGGCCAGCGTCGACAGAGGACCGCTCAGTAGGGCAGAAGATAGATCCGCCGCGGTCGCTGCAGCTTCGAGCGCAACCTCGATCGGAGTAGCCAGGCTGTCCACCTCGCCCGCGAAGGGCAAGCTGTTCAAGTCGATAGAAACCCAGTCTGCCATTATGGAAGCTCCGGGATATCGTCGGGGATATCGGGTATGTCGGGGAGGTCTACGCCCGTACTGAGTTTCGCCGGCCCGACCAGGTGGTCCGACTTGTTCCGCTTGAGCGAAGCGATTATGGCCCCAACCGCGGCAATCAGGGTTTGGATGGCGTAGGTCGTTCCGGGCACATTGACGCCCGCGCCCGGGGCCCCGCTGGGTGCCAGTGTCCCTGTTAGCGCAGCGCGAAGCGTGTCGAGCTGGGTGTCGTAGGCCTGCAAGTCTTGGTCAATGTTCAACGAGGAGTAGATCGGGTGCGTCGCCAGAGACCGCGCCCCCGTCGTCTGTCGGACCCCCTGGATGCTTTTGATGACTGTGTCGTCGGACATCATCTCGATCGACGACGAACCTTGCAGGCTGAGCACGTCCGCGGTCACCGATGCCCCGCCCCCTGCGATCAGCGTGATGGTTCCCGTAGACTCGGCCTGGTAGTCCGCGCAGATGAGCGAAACCTTGCCCGTCACACTGCGAGACCATCCTCCCTTGTAGTAGGCCTCGTAGCTCCGGTTGACCACCTCTACCCTTGAGTCCTTGTAGACCTCGGTAAGCGTGCGGTTCACCTGCCTGTGGGCTGCGCCCTCCACGATCTCGGTGGCGCTTCCCTTCACCACGCTGGTCAGGTTGTCGGTGACGAACTGCGTGCGGTTGCCCTGTACTTTCTCGGCCCAGGACCCCGATTGGTTGATTTCCATCGAGCTGCCCGCGGGGTGGTAGACTCGAAATCGCTCCGCCCCAGGCGTGTTGTCGACTTCGATTACATGCCCTGCCGGTGACTTGAACAGGTAGTTTCGGGGGTAGACCGCCTCCGATGCAGGCGCGGGCTCCCGCACCTCGCCTCCGTCGACCAGGTCCCCCGCACTGCCATCGCCTTGGTCCTGCTGGGCATCTGTCGCGCGCAGTACGGAGCACTTCTTGGTCGTGGATGTGTAGTTCGGATCAGCCGTAGTCTCGTCGCCCCCCGAACTCGCGTCGGCCAGGGCCGGTACCCCCGAAGGAAGCTCGCGCTCGCCGTACCAGTTGCCGCCGAGCTCGTACACGGGGCGCTCTACGTCGCCGTTGCGAAAGGTTACCCAAACTCGGGTTTCATTGTAGGGAGAGCTCGGCCCGCCATCATCGCGACTGTTCCAGGTCGGATCGGGCGGGACCATGAACAGCCCCTGGTCGAAGCCCGCCAGGGTGTGTGCGGCTTCGGCCCAGTCGAGCCAGGTGTTCGGTTCATCGACCTCGCCCATCACCTCTGGGCAGTGCACACGTACTCGACCACGGCGCTCGGGGTCGTTCGAATCGCGCACGAACGCCAAGTACTTGCCCTCGTACCGCTTTGCGGAGTCGGGCCCGTCCCTGAGTTCGTCCTCTGCCGTGGTCCTCAACACCATGTGCTACTTCTCCAGACAGCTGTCTGCTCGACGGACCAAGTCGGCCAAGTCGGCGAGGCGCACGAGGTCATCACGACTCGGCGTCCACTCCTTCGCTTCGATGCGCTGTTTTGTGCGGAGCAGAAAGGCCGCCGTCTCGCGCAGCCACTCGCGCGCGCGTGCCGGATCGGTGAACGGGGCTCCGAGTCTCTCGTCGTTCAGTACGCACGCAAAGTCGACCTTGGACTTGCTGCCTTTGGTGCTGAGGCCCAATGCGGCGCAGCCTGTGAGGCTCGTAGCCACCAGGAAATAAATAACTGTGATAGTGATTGCGTTCTTCAGCATGAGGGATGCCTTCCAGCCCATCCTACACGCTGCATGCGCCGACCACCACTCCGCAACGCGCGTCATCGGGGCGGCACCGCGGTCGATACCGGCCGCCGCACCCACTGACCATCAGAGGTGTAGAAGCCGGGCTGAGATGCTGCGGACTCCGTGTCGTAGGAGGCCTGCCGAGACTGCGTCCACGAATTGTACACGCCCGACTCGAGGTTCAGGTCCACATCCGAGCTGACGCCGTCGCTGCTCTGGTCGCCCGCTTTGTTCGAGTGCGCGCTGTTCTGGGTCCCCCTCTTCTGCCCCTTGAGCTTCCCGCTCTTCAGGCTCATGGTGACAACGAACTTCGTGTCAACTGTGTGAGTCGCCTCTTTGGCGTACCAGGCCCCGGAGAACTGCGTGCCCACACCGCGGAACTCATAGTTCACTTTCGCTCTCAGGCTCGGGTCGCCGATGAAGCGCGCCGTGGCAGTAACGGCCTTGTCCGTCATCTTCGCATGAGCCGCGCATGCTACCTTGGCTCTCTTCGCTTGAGACCCTGCAGTCGTCTGCACATACGCCTGCGCTCCACCGATTTCAGTCGTTCCTGCGTAGAGCTCGGGTGTGCCTGCGGACAAGTCCAGCTCCGTGAACCCTTTCGTGTGCGCGCCCTTGGGGTTATTTCCCGTTGGTGTACGACCTTTGTGTTGTGCTGCCGCAGCGCACTTCTGGTCGTTAGCGTTCTGCGAACCTATTTGTTTGGAGCCCTGCTTGAGAGCTACCTTCCCCGATCCTCTCTTGTTGATTCCGAGCTGCTTCCGTGCTTGGCTCAGCTCCGATAAGCGTAGTGTTACCTCAGCGGTGCGCTGCTGGTACAGATCCTGATTGTCGATTGATGGGTCGGCCTGCAGTAGATCCCGAGCCGCTTCAGCGGTAGCCATGTCCGCAGGAAGGGCCTCATCTGTCAGAAGATCAACCGTGCGCTCGGAGTCCGACGTCGGAGTGTTGTAGATTTCGGCGAGCTCTTCGGCAATCTCTACCCGCTCCTGGGCTATCCAAGGGGACTCTGCCTCATGCACATCGACCGTTCTCGGCTTCACCGAGACCTTGGTCACCTTGGCCGTCGGAGTAAACGAGAGTAACAGGGTGTCTACGCCGCCGCTCGGGCTGTGGTAGAACACCCTCCGCGGCCGCTCATCAAAAGGCTTCTTTCGGTAGTATAGGTTGTCGTTTTCGATGAAGAACTCGAAGTCAATGACCTCAGCCAAACGGCGCAGGTACGCGTAGTCGGTCGTGTTTCCGGGCTGTACGTACGCGTGGCGGTCGACGTCTTCGCTTGGGTCCACCTTGGGTGTGAGACCATGCCGTCTCGCTATCTTCTTCGCAATTTCGCTCGTGGGAATCTTGCCCCAGTTTCGGGGCTTGATCGTCTTGCCGGGCTCGCTCGTCTCCGGCTCTTGTGGCGAGAATCGTTTCGGAGGCTTACCGCTGTCCCGTAGGGTCAGTGTGACCTTGTTCGGACTCGCATCATGATTGGTCACGTACTTCTTGAGCCGGAAGTTTCGCGGGCTCGTCATGTTCCCTGGGTACCCCCAGGAAATCTGGTAGTGGTCGTCGGGCTGCAAGAGCTCGTCTCGGATTTTCCGATCCGGGTCCGACAGCACTAGGCTAGCAGGCTGCTTCTTCCCGATGCGGTCGGTCCATTTGAACGAGACGCGAGCGTCCATGATTTCACGGGCAGGCTCGCCGTTCACGCGGATCAGAACCTGTGGGTCCCGGCGATCGGAATACAGCGTCACAGCACTGTGCCTCCCTCGGCTTCGTCTGCGTACACTGCGAACTCGAAGTTGCGTACCTCGAACTCGACATCAAAGTTCGAGGGCAGCCGCACCTGCTTCCCGTTCTCGAGCTCGTCGAACGGGTCTACAACCTGATTGAACTCGCAAAGGATCCACCACGCGTTCTCATCTCGGTAAATCCTACCTGCCAGCCGTCCCCAGTCGTCGCCCTGCTGCAGCCGATAGATTCGGTTCCCAGGTCGGTCGATCTCGGTGTACCTCGGAAGTATGTCGAAGTGCGGCCTTCGAAGCGGCTTCCCGAACCTGTCGTGGAATCGGATGATCTGCGCCCTGTTCCACCTGCTCTTTTGGTCGACAGACATATTACTCCACGTTCGGAAGCGCCGTGAATCGCTCCAGTTGGATCGGATCCGGAAGGTTGTTGAGCTCGCGCTCTTGCTGGGAGGACGAACCCTCTACGAGCATTCGGTTGGTCACGTTTCCGGGCACGACTACGTGTCCGTCGATCGCCAGGTTCGCGCGCAGAACATTGTGGGTGGACCCGTACTTGGTGATCGTCTCTTCAACGTTGTCGAGCGCAACTTCTGCGCGCAGCACCGATCCGAGATTGAGTAGGATTCGGCGGGGCACGCCGTACAGACCGGCCGGGTCTCCGTTCTTCTCCCCGGGCAGAGTGTGCTGCATGAACAGGTCTAGAAGCGGGCGAAGGTCGAGCACGCGCTCTCGGATATCCGCTGGGGGGTTCTGCACGCTTGCCAAAAACGCATCCACATCGTTTAGAAGCACGTTATTCTTGCGGCGGGTATCGAGCGTGCCCCGGTCCGCATCGAGCTGCAGCACGAAGGAGAACTTCTCCTCGGTCCCCGCTCCTCCGCTGTAGTGCGGATGCGACCTTCGAGGAACAGGCTGCTTCCCCCAGTCCCATCCGTGGGATCGTCGCACCTCAGTAGGGTTGTACTGAAACGTAGCCTGAGTCGACTGCGCTTCTTCGATGAAGTTGATGTAGCCGCGTACGGCTTTTCTCGTGCCGAGTATAGCCATTAGGATCCTCCGTCTTCGACTGACACCAAGGCGCCTTGAGCGACGCTCTCTGCGAGCGCGGCCTGATCGAGATTGAACGTCATGGGTGACTCGCGTAGTCGCTTGGCAAACTCCTCTCCGATCAGTCGGGCGAGGAGCGAGTAGTCCTTGTCGTCGATCGTACCATCCGACACAGCCTGGTCCACAACACCGCGCTGTGTTTGTCCAAGGTTCGCGTACAGTGCCTCAAGGGACATGGGCGCGCGATCGACCGGAATCTCGTTGCCGGCCATTTTCCGTACGATGTCATCGGCATCGAGCTGATTTTGGCGCTGAAGTCCCCGAGCCCACGCAAGCGCCGGTCCGCCCAGGGCTTTGAACTCCTGAGGCAGGTTGTCCGGGTCCGTGTAGGTTTTGTCATCGGCGCCTGCATTGAACCCGCCTGTGACGAAGCCTTCGTCCGTGAAGGTCGCATCATTGACGAGCTCGGACCGCCTCGATTTATCGAGCTTGAAGAACTCTGGCGGGGCCCCCATAGCGCGCGCGTACTCGTCCATGTCGAGCACACCGAACTGCAGCATGCGCTTGGCCAGGCTGTTCATCATGACGAACACCTGATTGACGAGCCGTGTGAAGAGCACGGCCACACCGCTGACTACGTTGGCGATCACCTTGCCCCACTTCTCCCATCCCTCGAGGTCATCGTCGGCCGGCGCCAAGTCGAGCGCTACACCGACCATGCTGAACAGGCTTTGGAACGACTCTATCGCGGGGCGCATGGCCTCGACGATTTGCGGCCAGTTGGCGACCATCTGGTCCTTGAACGCAATGGCAGCGTTCTTCAGCTTCACGTAGATCTGGAGGATGTCGATGACCTGGTCCATCAGACCCGACTTCTCCAACCCGGCTGCAGTCTCGGTGCTCAGTCTGGTGAAGCTGCCGTCGAGGTTTTGAATGCCTTCGAACACGGCTGCGATGACCTGGCCCCACCGCTCGAAGAAGTCTACAACGCCTTCGGCTCGCACATAGGCGGCCGCCAAGGCCCCGACGGCCCCGACAATGAGGAGCAACGGCGCCGCTACCAAGGACCCGACCAGGGCGAGCTTCGCCATGATGACCAAGCCCACCTTGAGGCCCACGATGATGGTGGGCAGCAATGCCGCGAGCGCACCGAAGGCGAGCACCGGGGCAAGAAGTCCCGAAATCACAATGGCGATGCCGGTCAGAGCCGTCATGACGCCACCGAGCGCAGTAAGCAGAGGGATAACCCACGGGAAGGCGCGCACAAAGTCCATGACCGCCCGCCCGCCGACCATGAGCCAACCGGCGAGCTCAGCAATCCCTTTGATGGTCCGAGTGATCGATTCTCGGATGGGAGCGAAGTAATCTTCTCGGGTCAGCTCGATGAACGAGTTGCCTGCGTCGTTGATGAACTTGGTGATAATCGGCAGCGCGTCTCTGAAGAGCTCGTCCGCTAGCTTGTCCTGCCAGTCCCCGATTTTCTTCAGCGCGAAGTCCAAGGTCTGGTCCATGGACTTCGTCAGTCCACCTACACGCTCTGCCATCAGCCCGAGCAAGGCGTTGAAGGCTTCTTGAGGGCCGGTCGCCTGCTTCAGCGCGGCGTTCCACTTGGCGAGCTCTTTGCCGCCGATCTCCAAGTCCTCGGACAGCCAACGGCCCGTGCGTATTTTCCGCTCAGACACGGCTTCGCGGACGCCCCGCATGATGCGGGCAGCGTTCTTGCCCGAGAAGGCCACAGCGTCGTTCATCACCTCGAGCGAGGTCACCCCGACCCTCGACCCGTCCTGCATGGTCACGAACAGGTCGTCGAGACTCGAGTCAAACGCGTCGATTTTCTGGAGCGCCAATCCTGTGACCATATCGGTCACCTCTTTGCGCGTGAGCACGGTGGCGAGCGAAACATCGTTGATTCGCTCCTTCGTCTCCTCAGCACTTTTGCCGAGTTTGCCTACCGCGAAATCCAGCCGGGCATTCGACACCTCTATCTGTGTCGCCGCCATAATGCCCGCCTGGGCCATCGAGAAAACGACGCCCACCGTCATGCTGGTGATGCGAGCCAGCTGGTGGGACGCGTCGTTCAGGGCGAGCGACACAGACGAGAAAGCCGCGGCCGCGCGCTGAGACTTTTTGGCGATTCCGGAGAGCCAGCTGTCTGTAGCTTGATCGGCTTTCCGTGCGCGCCGTCCGATCTCCGTTATTTTCATCCCGAGCAGGTTGAAACCGGCCGCGAGCTGCTTGACACCAGCCGATGCCTGGTCTTTCAGCTTTATGATGAACCCGATCTCTTCCATGGGGGATGCTCGTAGAGTCTACCGAGGCGGTAGGGCCCTGTGAGGGGCGTTCTGTGTCTGGGGCGCCGTTGGGACGTTCTTTGGTCGCTCCTTCTGCGCTTGCATGACGAGGAGCTTCAACAGTTCTTCTCGCTCAGAGATGGGCATCCCCTCGAGGTCGCTCGGCCGCCAGTGCCACCGTTCGTAGAATTGAACCTCCACGAACTGGTAGTACGGGACTACCGTGCGGCGCATGTCGTCCATCTGGACCTTCGCTCCAATGGGGTGCCATACCGTCCCTAATCCTCTGAGCTGGCCTTGAAAAAACTGGGCTCCATCTGGATGATGTGCTTCCACGTCCTTCGGCAGAACTTGCACCTATCCTTGGTGAGCAGCTTCGGGTACCCGATCATCTTCTTGAGCTTCGAACGTACTTCCTCGCGCTCGCGATGATTGATCTCGTACTTCTCCAGCAGACGCACCGCTTCGCGGGTGTGCTGCTCGGGCGTGGGCTCTTTGTCCTTGTCTTTGCCCAGGCGTCCTCTGTCGGCCAGAGCTTTTCGTGGTGTTATCCCGTCGATCGACACGAGTCGCAGACCCAGCATCTGGCGAATCTCATCCTGCTGATCCTCCAGGACGTCGGCGAGATGGTCTACATCGGTAGCGTCCAGGTTCCTGAACTCCATGGTAATGCCATCGTCTGTAGTCAGGGACAGCAGTCTATCGTACGGGTCTGGCATGTCGATGGTCTCGATTTCACTCAAGTCCACCTCCAAGTCGTTTTCCTCGTTACAGCTGGGGCACGGCCGCTTGTACTCGTAGATGTCGCCAAGAGTCAGCATCCGATCCCGCATGAGAGAGTAGTCGTAGTCCCCTTTGAGCAGCTTGGGAACAACAGTGTCCCGAAGAACTCGAGGGTCCGTGATTGTTCCAACCTGCACGACATGCCGAGCTAGGAGGTCCACAGCGTCGACTTCGCGGTTTGCTAGGTCCTGGTCGAGGCAGTGGTCCAGCTCGCACACCTTGATCGTCTTGTGCAGGGTATGCGTTCGCTCCAGCCAGTCTCGGTGAGACTCGCCTTCCTCGCGGGGCATCTCTTCTGCGGGCGGCTCGAGGTAGCCGCACAGTAGCTCGAATTCGTCTGTTCTCTTTTTGCGTGCCATCTGTCTGTGTTCTCAGTGTGTTTAGGGTGTTGGTGTGTGAAAGGGCCCCGTAGGGCCCTTGGTTTGATTCCGATCCTACGCGGTGCCGAGAATCTGAGAGAGCGTCCCGCCTCGGTCTGGAGGTCCCAGGGCTTCGGGGTCTCCGAACCCCTCGTGTCGGATCCTGATCTCCTCAAAGGAGTTCCCGGACTCTCCGCCGTTCAGGTCCGTGAACGGCTTGTAGTAGCTGGCCAAGCAGTTGACCATCTCCCAACCGCGAGCTACGATCCCAGTTGGGTATAGCTGTAGGACTCGAATGTCCCTACGCGGGTCTGAGTCGGCGTACCCGTCGGCCTGGTAGTGGTAGCACTGCAGGTACCAGTTGTAAAAAAGGTCGCTCGCCAACGCGTTTTGCGTGTTGATGATCTGCCCACGGCGCAGAGTCACTTCGCCGTGCGACGGAAGGCCAGGAGAGAGCTGGACGGAGAAGTTCTCTCCACCGCCCCGCTTCTCGTCCATTGCAATGGTCGAGTCGAGTCCGGTGACCTCGGTGAACCCTGCCACCGTGTCCGCGTCCGTGCCTCCTGGAATAACGACCAGGAAGTTGAAGATTTTCAGTGGGTCTTGAAGGCGTGATCTGGCCATGGTCTTGTCCTACGCAGCGGCAGAGAGTTCCTCTTGGAGACTTCGGTCGTCCCGCTGGATGTTGATGATCACGTAGTCGATACCCGGGATCACATTGACCAGTATGTCCGCGTAGAACTGCCGCGCATTCACCACGGACGGGGGGTTATTGTCCCCATCGCACTTGACGAGGAAGGCTTGACGCTCATTGTCGCCTTGGATCACCCCGTCCCGCCACCGCTGACGGAGGTACCCCGTGACCACCGTCTTGTACTGCTCGCGCAGCACCGGAGTGTTGAGCTCGCCGAGGACGAAGTCCGAGATCCGTTCGAGGTCGCGCTCGAGCGAAATCAGTGCACGCCGAACCGGGATGGCCCCTCGGTCGCTAGTCGGATCGAGCGTGAGCTGACCCCACGCGACGACACCACGTCCCTCCTTCAGGTAGATCGTGTTCACCCCTGGGTCGGGGTACAGGGTGTCCCGTCGAGACTTTGCCGCGTAGTAGTTGTCGTTGGCTGCCCCGAGGACGCCACCGATCAGACCATTGCGCACCCCATACGGAGGAGTCGCTACGTTCCGCTGGACATCGGTCCGAGCGTATACCCCTGCAATGTAGCCGGCTGCCGGGAACACCTCTTGCGCGCCAGAAGACTCGCGGAGGATAGTGAGCTCACCTGCGTACGCGATCGTGTACGTGCCGAAGAGGGCCGCAGTTGTGGTGATGTAGTCCCGCACTTGCACATCAGTGAGACCTGGA